TCCCCATTATGGATGGAGGGGGTAAGGGGCTTTAATTAGTCGTAATACAATCCACAAGTTGTAGGAATACTGGACAATTCTACAATACACACTCAGCTTCCGAGTGAGACCTCCACGTAACTTTGGGGGTAGGGTGAAGATGTCCTGAGGATAACCCTGAAATATGGGTGAAAGTATAGACTCACCGTGGATGGTTACTATTGTCTAACGAATCTTAGGCATATCGGTGTGGATACTATGTCGCCAAATACTAAAACTTAAAAGGTTCTCCCAAAATGGCGTGGGGATGATTCAGAACCTTTTTTAAAAAAAAAATAAAAATGAAAATAATTGTTTTGTTCCTTTTATTACCAATATTATCATATTCACAGAGATTTGAATTGAAAACTGAAATTGTTGAATGGAAAACAGGTAAGATGGGAAAAATAATAATTAAAGGTTCGGAGTATGATGTATATGCAAAATGGGACAAAGAATATGAATCATTAACCGAAACAATGTTGTTTACTCCAAAACACAGGGTTTTAATTCAAAAGTCACCGACAATGTATTATAAAACAACATATTTTCAAAATGGTAGAATTGAATGTGAGGAAATTCCAAGAAATTGGTTTTGGGATGTAATTGTTAACATGTTCTTTTTACCTCAATAAAATTTCATTGTCACGTAACTCAGCGGTAGAGTTCTTCTCTGATACGGAAGCGGTCATAGGTTCAAATCCTATCGTGACAACTTAATGTCTTCGTAGCTCAGTTGGTTTAGAGCACTAAACTTTTAATTTAGGGGTCATGGGTTCAAGTCCCATCGGGGACACAATAAGGTCGGTTGGCCGAGAGGTTAGGCGTCGGTCTGCAAAACCGCTTACACAGGTTCAAATCCTGTACCGACCTCAAATACGCGTCTGTAGTTCAGTTGGTAGAGCACTGGTCTCCAAAACCAGTTGTCGGTGGTTCGAGCCCATCCAGGCGTGCAATTGGGAGCGTCGCATAGCGGCAATTGCTGCGGACTGTAAATCCGCCCTCTTTAGAGTTCATAGGTTCGAGTCCTATCGCTCCCACAATAAATTGTCCTTTGGTGTAACGGCAGCACGTCTGGTTTTGGTCCAGAAATTTGAGGTTCGAATCCTTGAGGGACAACAATGGTTTCATAGTTTAATTGGATAAAATATTTCGCTACGGACGAAAAGACATTGGGGTTCGAATCCCTATGAAACCACAATTGGCGATGTAGTTCAGTGGGAGAACACTTGATTCATATCCAAGAAGTCGGTGGTTCAATTCCACCCATCGCCACTCTTTTCCAATCGTCAAGGTATTTATTATTATGGAAAAAATTACAATGACAAAAGACCAGTTATTTAAAGCTATTAACTTAGCTGAACAAAAATCTGGTGAAAACAAACTTAGTTCAGATAAAGAACCAAAGTTATATACCTTATCAGATAAAGTTGTTAAATTATTAACAGAGAGAATCAAAGACGAGTATACTGCACATTATTTTTACAGAGCGGCAGCAAATTGGTGTAATGATGTTAATTACAAAAAAGCCGCAGCATACTTTGAAAATGAAGCTTTAGATGAATTGGTTCATGCTAAAAAAATTGAAGATTATATGACAGGTTTCAATGTAATTCCCCAAATTCCATCGGCAAATCCAAAACATACTTTTTCAAATTTGATTGAAATTGTTCATGAAGCTTATACAATGGAATTAAATTTGATGAATGCATACAACAAAGATTCTCACACTGTTTTTGCAGATGACATTACAACTTTTGACTTTTTACAAGAATTAAGAGAGATTCAAAAAAATTCTGTTGTTGAATATAACGACTTAATAAATGCATCAAATCTTATAAGTAAAACTGATAAATTCCAAGTTCTATACTTTGAGCAGACTTATTTTTAACTTATTTTAAATAATAAAAAATAAAATCCCTCTGAGTTTGAAATTCAGGGGGATTTTTTTTATATTTGCATTTCAGAAAATTATATAATGTTACAGAGAAATAGAAAATCATTTAGAAAAATTGTTAAAGAATATAAAGATGCCACCCCATACGAAATATGGGAAGGAGTTAGAGATAATTTTGTATTTGGATTCATTGGTGCAACTTTGGTTGTATTCATTGCAACCAAAACAGATTTGGCGGTATTGTTAGGGTATCTAACATATTATTTTTTCATGGGTAAGATTGTTAATAGACCAAAATATGTTACCGATTTAGGTAAATTGATTGTTTTTCCAATACCGTCAGCCCTTGGAGCGTTTACAGGATACAAATTAACATATATTTTATTGGAGATGATTAAATAACGGAAGGTTACCCAAGTTGGTGAAGGGGCTTGTTTGCTAAACAAGTAGGATGTAAAAGTCGCGAGGGTTCGAGCCCCTCATCTTCCGCCAAAATTTTGAAAAAAAAAATAAACAATTATATTTGCAACATGGAAAAACTGTCACACGTAGGAAACAACATTGTAGGCTCTGAAATCATTAAAATATCTCAACAAATCAAAGAGATTTCAAAAACAAAAAAAGTATTAAATTTAACCATTGGTGATTTTGATTCAAACATAAATCCAATACCTAAAAAACTTAAAGATTACATTATTGAATCTTATAATGAAAATCTAACAAACTATCCTTTATCTGCGGGTCAATTAAACTTAAGACAATCAGTTAGTGAGTACCTTAAAAAAAGACAAGGTGTTGATTATAACGAAAATGAGATATTAGTTGGTGGTGGAGTTCGTCCGTTAATTTATACAGTTTACAAAGCATTGGTTAATGACGGTGAAGGGGCAATCTATCCTGTACCATCTTGGAACAATAACCACTATAGTTTCTTACACGGAGCGGTTAAACAAGAAATTGAATGTACCCCTGAAAACTCATTTTTCCCAACGGTTAAAGATATTGACATGGCAATCAATGACAATACATCTCTAATTTGTATTTGTTCACCACAAAATCCAACAGGTCGTGTTATTGACCCTGAAGTATTAAAAGGTATTTGTGATTTGATTGTTAATGAGAATAATGTTAGAGCGAATCAAGTAGGTTCAAGACCTTTGTATTTGTTCTTTGACCAAATTTATTCTGACTTGAGTGTTGATGGTTCATTTGTCCATCCTTTAACATTATGTCCTGAAATTCGTAACTATTTGATTTGTGTTGATGGTATTTCTAAATCATTATGTGCCACAGGTATTAGAGTTGGTTGGGTATTTGGTCCTCAAGACATTATGGGTAAGATGACAGAGGTTTTCTCTCACATTGGAGCTTGGGCTCCCAAACCTGAACAAAACGCTGTTGCAAGGTACCTAAATGATTATGAAGACATGACCGGTTTTGTCACAATGAAAACAAAACAATATTCTGAAATCTCAACTAAAATCTGTGATAAGATTGATGAGTTAAAAGAAAAAGGATTCCGTATTGATTGTCAACGACCTGAAGGCGGAATTTATATTTCAATTTACTTGGGTGAATCTTTATCATTTCCAAATATAGAAATTTACACCAAATTCTTAATTGATAGATGTGGTATTGGATTGGTACCTTTTGAGTACTTTGGTTCGAAAGAAAACAAAGGATGGTTCAGAATGTCGATTGGGGGAGTTGACCCAAGTAACGTGGATGAAATTTTAATGGCGTTAGAAACATTGACATTAAAATCATTAGATGAAGTAAATTCTTGGATAATCTAAAAAATTATTTAAATAGAATTTACAATAACCTTACTTTTGATTATATTTATGTTTTCAAAATAGAAAGATTAAAAACAAATAAAAACAAACAATTATGAGAAAAATCGCAGCTTTATTAGCAATCGTAGCATTGACATCTTGTGGAAACGGAACATCAACAACTGAAGTTGAGTCATGTGACTCAACAGTATGTACTGATTCAACATCAGTTTGTGCTGACTCAACAGCAGTTTTAGTTGATACTGTAGAAGTAGAGACTAAGTAATTTAAAACTACTATGAAAAACAAAAAACCCACCATATGGTGGGTTTTTTTATTTTATAAGACCTTTAATCCTATCAATATTTTCTTGTATTTTTTTATTCGGTTCTGTCTTAAAAAGATTATTTTTTAGGTCTCTATAAGTTTTTACTAATAATCTTGAATATTCATTATCACCAGTACTACGATAATCATTATAATCATTATTAGAACTTGTTTTTGATTTTTTTGGGGTTTTATCTTCTTTGTATGGGTCAATTGTTTTTTGATAACCGCCTGTATATAATGTTATCCTAACGTCATCTTCTGATTTACCAAGTATATCACCTTTACTAACACTCTGTCCCGTTTTCAATTTTGTTTTTTCTAAACCACAATATTGTAAATGAGATTTTCTGTCACCATCATCAAATTTTATAATTAACTTATTTAAACAATTTGGTGTTGTTGAACCAACTGTAACAACTCCATCTACAGGAGTTTTGATTCTTAAATTTGATTCTTTTGGTAAAATAATTTCACCAGACCTTAAATTAAAATTATTACCGAATGAAGAGTAAAATCTTGATTCGTTTACTCCTACCGCATTCAATATTGATTTTCCTAAACTTTTAGCAAATTCTCTCGCACCATCAGAACTTTGAGTTGTTGTACTTGGTGTTGTTGTACTTGGTGTTGTTGATGATTGAGTTCCTGTGTTTGATGTAGTAGTCCCACTTGGTTGTTCAGTTGAAGGAGAACTTGTTGTGTTAGATATGTGAACATGGTTATCATGACCTTTAACTCCAAATGTTAAGACAGCCTTTGGGTTTGCAGAACCTTCTTGATTTTTTGTATAACCCATAGACACCAATGCTTGTACCAATTTATTAGCATCTCCACTATTGGAAGGACTGACTGCTTTACCATTTATCATACTAATATCAACAGCATTTCCACTTGGGTGTCTAGATGGAAGACTTTCATGTCCTGATATTGCAGTTGTAATATCAACTTGAACACCAGCTATTTTTGCGGCTTTTTCAATATCTTGTAATAACGCAACATTGATATTATCTCTCGATGGGTAACTTCCCTTTACGATTCCATCTTTAAAATCAACATTATCATAAACATCTTGAGCCTCCTCAATTTTATTACTTTCAAGGATTGTATTGTAAATTGATAATATATCTTTAATTATTTTTGTTTGACTACTCATGATATATAAATAGTTTAGTATAAATAAAAAAAACCGACTATGTGTCGGTTCTCTTTGTATAACTTAATCTCTTAATTTTAGGTTCATCTAAATTCAACTCATTGACTATTTCCTCTAAAACTTCTTTTGTCGAATCTTTTTTAAATTTATTTAATTTTAATGTCTTAATAATCCAGTTAAATAATTTTTTCATAATGTTTCTTTTGGGAATGATACCCATAGTAATAAATATGTTAAAATTATGGGAAACGGTGTGAATACTAATATAACAAATAAAACCCTAATTAGTGAATCATCAATATTAAAATAATCTCCTAATCCTTTACATACACCAGCAATTTTTGATGATTTAGCTCTATATAGTTTTTTCATACTTTATTCAAAGTTTTTGTTGTTTAGTTCTTTAATGGATACATCATTATTTTTCCAAGCTTTCCAAGTATCAAAATCTTTTAAATCCTCTATGGTTTTTTCATGTACTAATACAAACCCTTCAGGTGCAACATTTGATAATTTAGACATTGGTCCTTCTTCTTCTAAAATTTTTTTAATATTAACCATTTAAAAATTTAATTACTTTTTCTTTTATTCCTGATTGTTTAATCCCTTCTCGACTATTTGGAGTTAGTACAAAATTATTTAACCCCCAACTATATTGACCATCCTCAGTTCTTCGTAAAGACATATCCAAATCATCAATTGCAACCCATTTTAAGATTGATTTGTATGATGTTAAATATTCTGCGATTTCCAAACTACGAGTTTGTTCCAATTCAATACTTCTATGCCAAGGAAAGTCCTCATAATTGTCGTAAAGTATTGAATCCGTAAATCCAATTGGTTTTTTTACGATTCCCTGTGATTCGTAGTATTCACCCATTTCTTCAACAGAGGCCCAACGTTTCCAATCTGATGATACCACAATTTCAGCATTGGTTTCTTCTAAAATTTCATTTAAAATTTTTACCGCCTTTTTATTAAAGTTATCAAAACGGTATTCTAACGGCATTTCTAAAGTTGTCATAGACAATTTACGACCTCCCCATTTATTTTGTTTCTTAAAACGACCACCCCACTCTGAGGATAGACAGATTACTCCGTCATGGTCCAAAAATATAACTTTCATAATACAAATATAGTATATTTATTAAAGATTACCAAGTCAACATAGACATAAAATTTTAACGGTAATATATGGAAGATGACAGTAGAAAACAGAACTTGGAGAAGAATATTCCAAGACAATTTATCACAACTATTTTTAATGATAGCCCTGTTTTTCAATCCGTTCGGGTTCGACGCAGTTCAATATGGTCTAATATTATGGACAGGAAGTTTATGGAAAGCCAACTTCGTTTTGTATTGTATTGCGGCAGTATTTTTTGGATTATATATCTACTTTCGCAGATTAGCTAAAAAACCTTAAAGAGCCTTTAATTGACCCAATTTGAATTTTTCAAAGTTCGGACCTTTCTTAAGATAAAATTGATTTCCTTTTTTGTCGTAATCTAATATTCCTGAAATTTTTGCCGAGTTAAAGAATCCGCTGTGTTGACCTCTCCATTTGGATGCAATATGCCAATCGTTTTGACCAACTCTTGAGAAATATGGTTTTCCGTTGACATCTTTTTTCTCTAATACTCCAATGTCGGTTAAGAAATCTAATTTGGTTCCTGACTTATCTGAATCCAAATAATCAACCAATTTTTTTACCATACCTTTGTTTTCTTTAAATGTAAATCCGTAACTACTTCTATTTGGCGTCCAAACAGCTTGTCCACCATGAATTGATGATATGAATTCATTATTCATTTTCATTCTATAAACAACTTGTTTTGAAATTGTCCAACAAAGCTCATTAAAAAAAGATTTAATATTTTTATCAGACGGGTTGTTAAGAAACCCTACAGGTATCTGAAAGTGTGTTGAAACATTTTCAATACCAAAATCAAATTCAGGTTCAATTTCAAAATTATCTCCAGAATAACCAATATTAAAAAAGATTTTATCTTTAATGTCAAAGGTAATCATAACTAAATATTGGTCTATATTTTCCTCATCAACAGAGATGTTCAATTCCATTGTTGCATGCCCTGGCATATCAGGAATAAGGTCTGGTTTTTGAAATTCAAGTCCTATTTTATTTTTTGTTCCTTTAAACGCCGATGATACATCTTCAAATTTATAATTGTAAAAATCAAATAACTTTTTGAAAAATAATTTACCTCGTTCTTTTTGAGATTCTTTGAAATCTTCTCTAATAGTCTCAATAACTTTTGGAGCCCCTAAATTAAAAACTTCTTTTTCTCTATCTGACATTCTTTCATCAGTTGAGTCATACCAAGTTTCTACATTTGGTGTCATGTGAATGGCTATCTTATAAAATTTATTATCTTTATTAAAATTTTTAAGAATGATGTAATATAACCCTTGGTCTTCTTTAGTGTGACTTTCAAAATAAGATGGTTGACCAGCCATGGTTGTACACCATCTGGTTCCCGCTCCGTATTTACAAGACGCTTCGTAAGTTAAAGGTTTAACAATTAAAATATTTTTGTCCTCAAATAATTTTTTAGCACCTGAAGTATCAAATGATTTCTTTTGTTGGGATTTAGACATTTCCCTGTGTTTGTCTATTGCAGAAACTAATTTATAGATGTCATACTTGTTAATATCTTTGATTTCTAATGATTGTTGAAATCGGTCAAAATCTTTAACAAGGTCTATAATATGTTCAACTTCTTCAGGAGATGAGTTTGGATGTGTGTTCTTTAACACAAAATCTGCATATTTGAAGTTGGTATCGGCTAAGTCAGAAATACCCAAAATAAACTCCAAAGTTTCAGGATATTCCTTAAATTTTTCAGTGTATTTTTTTCGTAAATCTTCTTTACGACCCTCTTGTATAAGGATTGGCGTTAATCTCATGTAAATAAATATATGAGTGTAAATAAAAAAAGGTTCCCAAGGGAACCTTAATTTGGTGGAGGTGGAGGGATTCGAACCCTCGTCTTGTTCATTTTGACAATAAATGACTACATGTTTAGGTCAACATTTTCTAATGTTCCGAAATAGTCGGTTTGTTCTTCACCATCGTAAACCTAACAACCAATGGACGACTCGAGTTAAGGTTCAGTCGTTTTTCTACCTTATAAAGATTTCTGTTCCTGGGTACATATCTTCCCGACCCGAATGTAGTGTATACTAAGCTACTTCTACAAGCTCATCTTGTTTTACAAGACCTAATAGAGCCATTTTGTTTAGAACGTTGCCGTCTGTTGTTTTAAATCAGTTGATAACGAAGTTAATTCAGCTTCGACATGCCACGTATCCCCAACTATGCCAATCAATACCGTGCACCCCCATATTTTTCAAAGAACATTAAATCACTTTCGCCCCCTGTATAGACTTACGTCAGATGCTTAAGGTCAGCCTTAACTATTAAGGGAGCCACCCGTGATTTGTTGTACAAAGGTAACAATAAATATTGAAATTCCAAACAAATTTGGTATTTATAATAAAAATCAACGGTGATTATAATAGAAGGTAGAAAAGAAGATGTTTCAAAACGTCTAAAACAGAGGTTTGAATATGATGGTTCATTTATTGACCGTATGTTATCTGTTGACCCAACAGGGTACAAATACGTTGATTATATTGCCAAACAACTTGAAAAGATTATACCTCAATTAGCCGGCGCAAAAGGTGGATTAACTGTTAACCAACAGGATGCCATTATGGGTATTTTGGGGATGGTTATTCCGTGGTTCCATAATAATGTAAATAGGATAACTGAAGATGATATTTGGAAGGCGGAAACAATTTTTAGAGAACGAAACGGAATGGTTCCAAATATAGAGGGAATTGCAAAAGCATTCAAAGATATAATACAATATGAAAACCCTGAATTCATCAGAACATTGATGGAGATTGTTGATAGTAAAAAAAGCTCTAGGGACCGAGAAAGGGAATTAAAGTCTCAAGCCGATAAGTTATATGAAGATGATGATGTTTTGGTTATAAAACCAAAAACACATGCTGCGTCTTGTTATTATGGTGCCAATACAAAATGGTGTACAAGTAGTACTGGTGGTTCAGGATACTTTGACAAATACAGAAACATGGGTCAATTGTATTATTTTATTAAGAAAAAAGAAAACGTAAAATATGCCCTTTTTAAAAATGATGAACAAAGAAGAGTTGAAGTATATAATGCTCAAGATAATGAAGTATCGTTAAGCGTTTTAATCGACACTTTTCCAAACCAAACTGATTTAATTGATGAATTGTCAGGCACTGGTGATTTTATTAAAACTCTTAGGGAATTTACCAAAGGTAAACTTAATTATCGTGAATTGGAACTTTCAGACGATTCAATAAGGAAAGTTCAACCCTACAATCCGGCAGGTCAAAGTGAAATTTATATTGAATTCAAAAATGACGAGGAGTTTTTTAAAGTGTTAGATTTATCTGAGGATGATATTTGGTTTGTTAATAGTATGTTTTCTTCTTATGGTTCTTATGACTTTATGGATTCATATACCGTTGATGAGGATTTCAAAAATGGATATATAGTTTATGGTGAATTAAATAATGATAATCTTGAAAAATTAAAACAAATTGCCGAGATTATAATTCCTGAGGAAAATTTTGATTTGGAAAATGAAGATTATAGAATTAAATTATCCAATATTTTAAAGGTATTATTTGAAGACCAAATTGATTATATTCTTGGTGACTATCAATCTGAAAAAGATAGTGAAATGATGACAACGGCAAAAAATGAGATTAGTAAAGAAATAGAGACGTTTCTTGAAAGTATTGGATATTCACTTGTTAGAAGTTTTGATGAAATAAAAACGACTGCTGCAAATATGTTAATGTGGTCGGTAAGATTAGGATTAAGAAAAGTTGATGCAATATCACTATTCAATAGGATTGTTAGTGAAAGTGGTATAAGTTTTGGAGGTTGGTCGGAAAATCAATATGAATTCCAAGATTCGGAAAATTTTGATAGTGAAGGGTTTAATAGGTCCGTTGAAAGACAATTTGATAAAATTTTGGAAAAACTTTATGAGGATGAAGATTCTGGCGGAGAAAAAATTAAAGAGTTTTTAGGATTTAGAAATAGAATTGTTAAAAAATTTGGATTAAATAAATGGAATAAATTACCTATTGATAAGAATGTTGGATTTAAAGTTGAAAGTTTTGACAGAGAAAATATGAGAGTCATTATAATGATTGAAAAACAATATAAAGGGATGCGCCGACTAAAGTTATCTGAAGAAAATTTTAATAACTTACTATATTCACCACAATTATTTGATTTATTTGAAGTTTAAGAATAAATTTCTTATATTTGCTTCATGAATAATTTAGAACTACTAAAGGACGTATTAAGCGTTCCAACAAAAACATATCAAGAGGAAAGAATGGTTACATTTTTGGTTAACTGGTTAACTGAAAATAAAATTCCACACTTTGTTGATGAATTTAATAATGTATATGCTACAAAACAAGAATCATTAGAATTACCTGAGGATTTTTATTTCCCGTGTGTTATTTCCCATACAGACACCGTTCACAACATTGACACAATCAATGTTGTTGAGGAAATATTACCAAACGCTCAAGGTGAAAAAAAATTATCTTACAAAGCATACAATGATGAAGGAAATCCAACAGGTATTGGTGGTGATGACAAATGTGGTGTTTTTGCTTGTCTGACATTATTACAAGAATTACCAAATGTTAAAGCTGCGTTTTTTGTATCTGAAGAAACAGGTTGTCATGGTTCTCTTAAAGCAAGTGAAGAGTTTTTTGAAAACGTTGGGTACGGTATTCAATTTGACGCACCTGAAAACTGGATGATTACAGAAAGATGTTTTGGTCAAGTTTTATTTGATAGAGATTCAGAATTTTTTGAGTCTTGTGATAAAGTACTAACTGAAGGAATGGATAATAACTATATGGAATATATGGTTCACCCTTACACTGACGTATATGCTTTAAGAGGTAAGTTTGACTTCTCTTGTATTAACATTTCAATTGGATATTACGACTATCACACAAAACATGAGTATGTTGTTGTTGAGGATGTTTTTAACGGAATTGATATGGGTAAGAAAATGATTGAGTCTCTTGGAAACAAGTTACATCACAAGAAATCAGTTAAATATGATTGGAGAACAAGAAACGTATTTTAAATAAAGTTTTCTAACTTATCTAAATGTCTTTTTACCATCGGGTGGTCTTGAATATCAGTAAATTCTCCACCCGATTTTTTTATGTCTTTAATACTATTAACAATTTGTTTTAAAGATGACATAATCATATTTGACACTAGTGGGTAGTTTTGAATATATGGGGATAATTTTAATTCTTTTTTGGCAATTTCTATGGGTATTCCAAGTTTGATAACAAGTTTCGCAACCATTTCTTTACCAAATCTATCGGCATCCATTTCTAATTCCCAATATTTTTTAAACAATTCTTCAAAATCTTCTAAATCATAATCAGTTAACGGATTGTCTAATCCTAATCTATTTTTATCCATCTGTTCTTCATGTCTTATTTCATGAAATATGGTATAAATAAAATCACCAAGAGTACTCATACTATTAGGAGAACAAATAATAATTTGGTCTTTGGTCCTAACACCAGCAAACCCTATAGAACATGAGTTAAGAAACTTAACGGTAAAATTATGGTCTTGAATGTAGTTTACAACAAACTTTTCAATTAAATCAACCTTTGGTTTTAATTCTTCAGGAAAATTATTTTTAAATTTTTCTAATAATCTATTGAGATTAGATTGAGGTTTTTCTTCAAAAATTTCCTTTAAAATTTGTTTGATTAAATTCTTCATCAAATATAAATATAAAAAAAGGGGAGAATAAATCTCCCCTTACTTGATTATCTACCTTTCTTTTGGATAACCACTTGTTCATCTATCACTTTGATAAGATAAGTTTTACCTTCAACCAATTTACCTGTTAGAACTTCTTCAGATAATAGGTCTTCAACTTTGTCTTGAATGGCCCTTTTCAATGGACGAGCCCCATACAATTCATCAAAACCAATTTTTGATAGATACTCAACCAATGATTCATCGTAGCTGATATTGTATTTCATGTCCACAAGACGAGTCACCAATTTATTCAATTCGATTCCTGTAATCTTCTTAATGTCTTCTTGAGACAATGAATTGAATACAATTGTGTCATCAATACGGTTTAAGAACTCAGGAGAGAAGAAATTCTTCATTTCTTTCATTAACATTTGTTTCTTAGCTTCTTCGTTACTATACGAGTTAGAAGAGAAACCAATACCTGTTCCAAAGTCCTGTAGTTTTTTAACACCCAAGTTTGAAGTCAAAATAATCAAAGTATTTTTGAAATTGATTTTTCGACCCAAACTATCCGTAACGTGACCATCATCCAAGATTTGAAGTAAAATGGTGAATACATCTTTATGAGCCTTCTCAACCTCGTCGAACAAGATTACAGAATACGGTTTGTTTTTAACTTTCTCGGTCAACAATCCACCCTCTTCGTATCCAACATAACCTGGAGGAGCCCCAACCAATTTAGATACGGTATGTTTTTCTTGATATTCAGACATATCCACACGGATAAGTGAATCTTCAGAACCAAACATTTCTTTAGCCATTTGTTTTGCCAAATAAGTTTTACCGACACCTGTTGAACCCAAGAATACGAATGAACCAATTGGACGGTTAGGGTCTTTAATACCCAAACGATTTCTTTTGATAGATTTTGCAATCTTGATAACCGCATCGTTTTGACCAATAACTTTGTCAATCAAGTTTTTATCCAAATCCAACAATGCTTTGGTATCATCCACACTCATTTTGTTTACAGGAATTTTGGTCATGTTTGAAACCACATCGTAAACATGTTCCAACAAGATGATTTGTTTCTCTTTTGCCATTTGTAATTCAAACCTTAATTTTTCTTCATCAAGTTTGATAAGTAATTTCTTCTCTTTATCACGAAGTTCTGCCGCCTGTTCATAGTTTTGTTTTTTGACAACATCAATTTTTTGTTGTTTGATTTCCGCCGCTTTCTTTTTGAGTTCTTCAATAATTTCAGGGACTTTTAATTCAGTTTGCATTCTTGCACCAACTTCATCTAAGATATCGAATGCCTTATCAGGAAATTCTCGGTCAGTAATGTATCGGTCTGCCAACTTAACACATGTTTCAATAACCTCATCACTATAATTTACTTTATGAAAGTTTTCGTATTTGTCACGAACATTCTTAAGTATTTGGATTGTTTCAGCAACTGATGATGGTTCAACAATTACTTTTTGGAATCTACGTTCCAATGCTCCGTCTTTTTCAATGTTCTTACGGAACTCATCCAATGTGGTTGCTCCAATACATTGAAGTTCACCACGAGAAAGTGCTGGTTTGAAGATGTTTGAACCATCCATGGAACCTGAAGAATTACCTGAACCAACCAATGTGTGAATTTCATCAATGAATACAATGATGTTAGGGTTAGCTTGAAGTTCTTCAATAATCACCTTCATTCTTTCTTCAAATTGTCCACGGTATTTTGTACCCGCAACAACTGAAGTTAAGTCAAGGTTAACAATACGTTTGTCAATCAAGTTACGAGGACATTCCCCATTTACAATTTTGATGGCCAAACCTTCCACAAGTGCAGTTTTACCACAACCAGGTTCACCAATGATAATTGGGTTGTTTTTCTTTCTACGAGAAAGGATTTGAGCAACCCTCAAAATCTCACGGTCACGACCAACAACTGGGTCAAGTTTACCTGCTTCTGCAAGTTTATTCAAATCTCTACTGAAATTGTCTAACACGGGTGTGTTTGAATCTGCAGTTGATTTTGATTTTTTACTCATCATTTTGTCGTCGTCATCCATTAAATCGTTCATATATTATAAATTTAGTTTACAAAGTAACAACAAATTTTGTTCGTTTCCAAATAGTTTGACAAATTGTCATAAATATTTTTTCTACATGACATTATGTCATTGATTAGTTGAAATTTTGACTTATTTTTATCAAAGGAATAAAATTTGATAATACAAAGATATAAAATAAAATTACAAAAACAAAAAAAATTATGTTTAGAAGAAGAAAAAACTTTAATGACATCTTTGGAGACTTTGACGCAATGTTTAGTCAATTTGAATCTATTCTTGGTGGGATGCCAAGTGATAGTGAGTCAGAATCAGGAACCGATGAATTAGGTGATTGGAAAAAAGAAACTTATAAATCACCTAACGGTAAAATTTTTATTACCAACTTTGTTAGAACTAATGGTTCTCATGGAACTAACCAAAGTTCGGGTATAAACTCTTTAAAAAGAAAACTTCAGATTGCAATCGAGGAAGAGAACTTTGAAGAGGCAGTTAAACTCAGAGATGAGATTAAAAATTATGAATCAAATCAAGATTCAATCAATAAACTTGAAATGGAACTCAAAAAATCAATTGAAGAGCAAGACTTTGAAAAATCAATTGAATTACGAGACCAACTTAAGAAATTAAAATCTTAAATCGGAACCCTCACAGAAATGTGGGGGTTTTGTATTTATATACATGAAGCCATTTGAAAAATTTTTAAATGAAACATTGGGAACTAAAGAATTACTTGAGATTTATCTTGAATTAAGACAGGAATTTCAAAGGTTGGGGTTTAGTGAAAATGATTTGGAAAAACCGACAACATATTCTCCAATAATGATGAGATTATTTCATAAATTTGGAGACACTCAAAAGGCTTTATTTAATCAAGTTAAAGATTATGGTTTTGATATTACATTTACTGAGTTTATGGATTATATGAAACCACTAATGTATAAAATAAACGAATTAACACCACTTAAACCAGATGGCAATAATAAAAGAAGAAATCGTCGGGACGAAGATTAAAAATGAAATCAAATCGTCAAATATTAAAGCAACCGAATACGACACAGAAACAAAAGATTTAGTTGTTGAATTTAATAACGGAGCAAAATACAAATATGATGGGGTTCCTCATCAGGTCTACACAAAACTTAGATTGGCCGAATCTCAGGGTAAATTTTTTACAACAGATATCGCAAAAAAATATCCATATAAAAAACTATAAACATCCTACTATTTATAAAGGATGAGTAATTTCCAAAAAATACTTGATAGTTTTTCTATTAAGGACACTTTAAATCCAAAAATTTGGGAAAACCCCAAAGAACCTAACAAAGCGGTAATGATACCAAAGGTTAGAAAAGGTCTTATGCGTATTGCGGAAGAATTCATTGATTATTTAGGGGAAGACATTTTTGTGGATGATATTCATCTTACAGGTTCTCTTGCAAACTTTAATTGGTCAGAATTTTCAGATTTTGATTTACATATTATTATTGACTTCAAACAATTTGAAGGTCAATCTGAATTATATAAAGAATTGTTCAATTTAAAAAAACAAGTTTTTAACGACAAACATAATATCAAAATTTTTGGTTATGATGTTGAGTTGTATGCTCAAGATGAAGAAGAACCACATTATAGTTCAGGTGTTTACTCTGTAATGAATGATGAATGGGTTAACAACCCAAAAAAATTAAAAGCCGAAATTGATAAAGGGGTTCTTGAAAAGAAAATAAAATCTTGGACAGAAAAAATTGATACTGCAATTAAAGAGGGTAAAGATTTATCAACGATTAAAAATAAACTCAAAGAATATAGAAAATCAGGATTGGAAAAAGATGGGGAGTTATCATACGAAAATTTGGTATTCAAGTTCCTGAGAAGGTCAGGACATATCCAAAAAATGTTTGATATCGCCAACAAAGAAACTGATAAAGAATTATCTATTGAAAGAACTATTCAAGAATAATTAAATTATTTGTTCTATTCATATATTTATTAAGAAAAATCAACATGTCAACACCAATAATTTCAGCTAATACACAATACGAATATACTGCAGAAATGTTAGGTTCCTTTAGTGGTGGAACATTACCAGCGGGAACTGTAGTTCCACACCCAATCTATACCAATAGTGATGGTACTGTAGAATATATTCAATTAAACGCAATTACATTAGGTGGATTTAATGGACTAAACAATTAAAACATAGAAAATAAAAATATGGCAGACTTAAAACCAATTGGTAGTGAAAAACTAACAGGTCAAAATAAGATAAACAGAATTATGGAAATTGCTCGTTTCAATGAAGTAATTCCTCAAACTATAAATGAAAGCGCTAAGTCAGAATATTCAGTATCCCTCGCCGATGGAAACAAATATGAAATTGTAAAAGAAAGACAAGGTTATATTATTAAAAAAACAATTTCAGAATCGGAAACTGATTATATTGAACCAATGAAAAATAGAAAATACTATTCTTCATATTCTCAAGCATTCAAAAGATTAAATCTTTTGGCAGGAGAATTAAATAGAATCAATGAAAATGAAGAAGGTCTTTCATTATACGGTGAACAAAAAAAATTCACTTTAAAAACTCCGAAACCAGCACCGGCACCTGAAGCTGAAGTACCCATGGTACCGCCAGCAGCACCACCAGCGGTTCCAAGTCCTGAATTACCTCCATCACCAATTGAAGGTGGGGAAGATATGGGAGTAGAAGATATGGATATTGAAGACACACCTGAAGTTGATGACGTTGATATTGATATTGATGCTGACGTTGAGGATGGTGGAAATGAAGATGTTGAAGGTACTGTTACTTTCAAAACAATTCAAAAACTTACAGGTAAATTAACTCAAAAAATTAGAACTCTTGATAGTCAAGAAGGAATGACTTCTGAAGATATCAAATATGTTATCAATATGGTTATTTCATCACTTGATTTAAAATCATTATCTGAAGAAGACAAAGAAGACATTATGTCAAAATTTGAAGAAGATTCTGAAGATTTGGGTGGTGATGATATGGATGGTGAAGATATGACTGACGATACTGAAGTTGAAGATATTCAAGCGGATATGGATGTTGCGATTGAATCTGAAATGGAAGAAGAAGACTACGGTAACGGAGCAATCTTTGATAGTATTTTTGGAGAGTCAAAAGTTGACAAGGTAATTTCAAAATATTTTGAGGTTTCAAAAAAAGAAATTAGAGAAAGTAAAGAAAAACAAATCCAAGAAACGGCTAAGAAAAAAACAATAGTTAACCAAATCATGGAATCAGTAGTTAAAATGACTGAAACTATTGAACAAGAATTGGCTGCTAAGAAATTTGTAAAAGAAAATTTAAATTCTAAATTTGTTGGAATTACAAATAAAAAGAATTTAGTTTTTGAAACTAAAACAGGACAAGTTAGAATAACACCAAACGGAGATTTAATATGAGCTATTTAACTTATGTTAACGGACTAGGTCCTAACTATAAGGGAGATAATTTATATGAATTCATTTTTTCAGATAGTTTGGACGTTTGGGGAGAATCTTGGGAAAGTAAACCCTCTAACGGTTATCCGACTCCACCTGAATTACAATATATTAAGAAAGTAGGAGTTTTGAGGAATACTGATTTAAAATTAGAATTGATTCAAAACTCCGATTTTTTTTGTATGATAGACGCAATAGATGATGTTGTTGCATTAGCCTGGGAACCCGAAGAATCTGAAGGACAAAAAAGATTAGTATTTAGATTTGGGAGTACAGAACAAGATATTAAAGATAAACTCTACGAAAGAGATTTGATTTTAGAATTTGAAAAAAAATTAGTGTATGAAAGTTAATAAAAAAGCCCTTCAATTGATTGATAAAGGTTTATCGTCTAAAACAGTTAGTAAATTAACTGAATCACAAATAGATGTTTTGCATAAAAAATTAGTTGCAGAACAAATTATGGTTTCAAAAACAGACACCTCTAAAATTCAAGATTTAAAAAATAAGAAACAAACGTTTCAAGTTTATGAAAAAGAGCTTGAAGAGGATGATGATTTTGATTTAGATGCTGACCAAGCTTATACGGGACAATTGGGTTCACATGATGCAGACCAACCGGCAGATGATGGTATGGATGATGACACTTCACCTCAAAATCATGACAGTAAAATGATTGGGATGTCAGAAGAAAAAGAAGGTCCAAACCCTTGGGCTATCTGTCATTCACAAGTCGGTCCAAAAAAATCAAGGAAATGGGAGAGATGTGTCAGGGAAGTAAAAAAACAATTGAAAGAAGGAAAAAATCCTGTATCTTTGTTTTTAGAAACTCAAATAGAAAAAATTGTGGAAAAACATATACCCCCAAGAATTACAAAAAGTGATTTGTTAAAAGTTATTAAAGAATCAACTAAAGGTAGTGAACCATCATCACCTAAAACAAAATCAGATGTCAGTAAAAAACCCGGGCCTTCTAAACGTTTTGAAACTAAAGAACAGGCAACGGCACCAGCACCTGCAAAACCTACAACTAAACCAAGTACTAGACCAAATACTACTCCAAAGGAAAAACCATTTAGTCCGGGAAAAAATCCTGCACCAGCAGTTAAACCAGCACCAAAGGCAGGTAAAATTAGTCCTGAAACGGCAAAAGAAAAGGTGATTGATGTAATAATGAAAATTTTAGAAAAGTAATATATGAGAAAGAAATTCAACGAACAAATAGATTATGGAGATAGACCTGAAAGAATGGACCCAAACCTGGTGCGAAAATTAGGTAGTCCTGAAAACCTTTATGCTAAAAATCCAGCATTGAAAAGAGGAACAGAAGATGTTCAAAAATTGGTTAGTAGTAGATTTCAAAAAGTTGCACAAAAATTAAGTCAAGTTACTGGTATTGAAGACCTTAGTTCTAAACAGGTCCAACAAATGATTTATTCAGAAATGATGAGAAAACTTCCTAATATTATGAGGATTGAATCATCACATAGAGACGAGTTAATCCAATTGGCGATAGATGCATCATTAGACGAAACTGAGACACCTGAAAATTGGTATCAAATTGAGGCAAGTTTAGGAATGCCGAATGCAGATAATTTTAGATTTAATCCTGAAGATGAGGAAGAAGATGATGAGGAAGAAGAGGATAATGAACAACCTAGTATACCTTCATTTGATATTGAAGACTTAACAGATGAAGAAATTTTAGAATTAGAAAAACACAAAAGAAATATAATTAACGCTATTATTCAGGGTGCAGCAAAAAAAGGACACTACATTTTTCAAAAACCGGAAATTAAATCAAGATTAGATGCGATTGACCCATCTTTATATCGAGATTATTTGGGTATAATGGCAATCAATGATTTCATGTATTTCAGTATGGAACAAATGATTGAAATGATGAGTCAAACAGGTCAAGGTGTTGCAGGTAAAGTTGAATTAGGTAATGCTGATGAAGATGGTGAAGGGGGTGAGGACCAACCTGATACTAAAATCATGGCAACCGGACTTATTTTTCCAATACTTTGTCATGAAATTATAAAAGGTTTAGAAGAAGCCAAAGGACGACACGGATATCCTAAAGACCCAAAATTAGCTAATAAAGTTTTAAGTCAAACGGACACTTTAAGTAACGAACCAATGCAATTAAGGATTGGACCTGAAATAGTTGAGAGAATTAGATTTGCGTTACCGGATGAGATATTTGACCCAAGTAATAAAGGGTTGATAAATTGGTTTCACATCTTATTATATCAAATAGAAGCTCAGGAATTTTTAGAAGTAATTGGTAATGCAATTTCTGATGATAAATCAAAAGTCAAACTAGCAACTAACAGATTTCAAGAAATCGTTAAAGAAGCTATGGTAATGAAACAAGAGTTTGAAGATTATAAGGAAGAACAAGGTGTTGATTTAGATAGTGATGACGACAATGATGATATGTTAGATGACTTTTTAAGCGACCTAGGAATACCTAGAGCACCAAGAAACTAATGTGTGAATAAAGAACAACTGATTATTGAGGTTACGAAGTGTATGAGGAATACTCCTTACGCACTTCGTACTTACTTACAAACATACGATAATACCGTATCCAAATATGTCCCATTGGACTTATTCCCCGACCAAGTTAGTTTAATAGAAGATTACGACAAATACAATGAAAACATTGCATTAAAGTATCGTCAGGCGGGTGTATCTACCGTAACCGCGGCTTGGATATCAAAAAGATTAGTATTTGCTAAAAAGAACAAACCTGAAAAAATCCTTATCATTGCCAACAAGTTAGATACATCAATGGAGATGGCTAACAAGGTAAGAGGATTTACCGAACAATGGCCAGCATGGGTCGGTGTTACGTTTTCAAAAGAAAAGAATTCCCAAAGACATTTTAAGTTAAGTAACGACTGTGAAGTAAAGGCAGTTGCTACATCAAAGGATGCTTTGAGGGGTTATACACCTACCATCCTTGTATTTGACGAGGCGGCGTTTATTGAAGCGGACTCAGATTTTTGGTCTGCCTGTATGGCGTCCCTATCTACAGGAGGTAAAGTTATTGTTGTATCCACTCCAAACGGATATGACCCAATATATTACGAAATTTATGACCAATCATTGAGAAACATGAACGATTTCAAAGTTTCTGAAATGTTTTGGTATCGTGACCCTCGTTACACTAAAGATTTATATATGGTCAAAACAAATGATTTAGTTCATTTTCTTTTGAATCGTGAAGAATATTCTGATAAAGATATTATTGATTTATCAATCGAAAATCCATATGACAGAGACCATTCGGTTGTTACGGATTACATATCACAAGGATACAAACCATGTTCTGCGTGGTTTGAGGGTATGGTTAAAAAACTTAAATTCGACAGAAGGAAAGTAGCTCAGGAGTTAGAATGTAATTTTTTAGGTTCGGGTGATAATGTGTTTGAATCTGAACTTATGCAAAATATATCCAAAAATATGTTGCGCGACCCACAAGCAAAATTGATGGGAGGTGCGTTATGGATATTTAAAGAACCTGTAAACGGTCATAAGTATGTTATGGGTGTTGATGTATCTCGAGGTGATTCCGAGGACTTTTCATGTATTCAAATCGTTGATTTTGACGAAAGAGAACAAGTATTGGAATATGTTGCTAAAGTTCCCCCCGATGTGTTAGCAGAAATCGCATATAAGTGGGGTAGTATGTATAGTGCCTATTGTGTGATTGATATCACAGGTGGTATGGGTATTTCAACAGCAAGAAAACTTCAAGAGTTAGGTTATCAAGGAGGTTTATATGTCGACAACGTTGATACAAGTAACAAATGGAAATATGACCCAAAAATAAACGAAAGAATTCCTGGTATAAATTTTAACTCAAAAAGAGTTCAGATTATTGCCGCATTTGAAGAAGGTGTAAGACACGGGTTTAGAATTTATTCAAATAGGACATATAATGAAATGAATACATTTGTTTATATAAACGGAAGACCTGACCACCAAAAAGGTCATCATGATGATTGCATCATGAGTATTTCCATGGCATTGTATGTTGCAGAAAAATCGTTTCAATCATTAGAAAAAGTTACCAATCATACCAAGGCTATGTTGAACTCATGGTCAACTGCAGTAAGTGAAAATAAAAATTCTTCTGAATTTTTTAATCCTATGGTACCACAAATGGGTAAAGGTTCCAATATGGGTAATCTTGGTGAAGCAACTAAGGCCGATTATCAAAAATACGGGTGGTTATTTGGCGCACGTTAACTATTTATATTATCAAGGTAATTAGTAAATTTGAAATATGAGTGAGAACAATTTAACAGTTTGGCAGAGGCTTTCCAAAACTTTTGGACCAAACTCTTTATTAAAACAAGATTATCCAACCTTCAAGTTTGATAAAAAGGAACTTTTGCGCACTCCCAATCGTGATGATTACGAGAGAGAAAAACTTCAAGCTCAACAAACTTATTATTTAACAAATCAATGGGCTAAAGTTGAAAATAATTTATATTCTCAGGCGATTTATTATGAACCATCAAGATTATCTGCTCAGTATGACTATGAATCAATGGAGTATACTCCTGAGATTTCAGCGGCGTTAGACATTTATTCTGAAGAATCTACAACAACAAACGAAGATGGTTTTATTCTTCAAATTTACTCAGAATCAAAACGTATTAAATCAGTATTAGCCGATTTATTTAATAACAATTTAGATATTAACACCAACTTACCAATGTGGACAAGAAATACTTGTAAGTATGGTGATAACTTTGTTTACCTTAAATTAGACCCTGAAAAAGGTATTATTGGTTGTCAACAATTACCGACAATTGAAATTGAACGTCATGAGGTAGGGGTTAGTGCAAAAATTACTGTAGATATTACACAAGAAAAAGAAGAAAATAAAAAGGCTCTTCATTTTACTTGGAAAAATAGAAACATGGAATTCCAATCATGGGAGATTGCTCACTTTAGATTATTAGGTGATGATAGAAAACTTCCTTATGGTACGTCTATGTTAGAAAAAGCAAGACGTATTTGGAAACAATTATTGTTATCTGAAGATGCGATGTTAATTTATCGTACGTCACGTGCACCTGAAAGAAGAATGTTTAAAGTATTTGTTGGAAACATGAACGATGATGACGTTGAAGCATACGTAAACCGTGTTGCCAATAAGTTCAAAAGAGAACAAGTTGTGGATTCCAAAACAGGAAATGTGGACATGAGATTTAACCAAATGGCGGTTGACCAAGATTACTTTATTCCTGTTCGTGACCCTGCGGCGCCAGACCCAATTACAACATTACCTGGTGCAACAAACTTATCAGAGATTGCCGATATCGAATATATTCAAAAGAAATTATTAACAGCTCTTCGTGTTCCTAAGGCATTTTTAGGATTTGAAGAGGTTGTAGGTGATGGTAAAAACTTATCATTACAAGATATCCGTTTTGCTCGTACAATCAACAGAATTCAAAAAAGTATGATTGCTGAATTAAATAAAATCGCAATCATTCACTTATTCTTGTTAGGGTTTGAAGATGAATTACAAAACTTTACATTAGGATTATCCAATCCTTCAACACAAGCGGATTTGTTGAAAATTGATGTTTGGAAAGAAAAAGTTTTATTATACAAGGATTTGGTTGCAGACCCAGGAAATGGTATTCAACCTACATCTTCAACATGGGCTAAAAAACATATTTTTGGATGGTCTGATGAAGAGATTAGATTGGATTTACAACAACAAAGAATTGAAAGAGCTGTTGGTGAAGAACTTAAAGCAACACCTACAGTTATTACTAAGTCAGGATTGTTTGATAACATTGACAAATTATACGGTAACACTTCAGGTGGAACTGCAACAGCATCAACAACACCTACGGGTGGTGAAGAATCATTTGGAGGTGGAGGAGGATTTGAAGCTCCACCAGCGGGAGGAGAACCAGCGGGAGGAGGAGAACCTCCATTACCACCGGCACCTGAAGGTGGCGAAGCTGCGGTTACACCAGAATCAAAGATTAAAAACATGAATTTATTGGTAGAAAATAATCTATTAGAAGGTTCAACATTTTTAGATTTAGGTCAAGCTCAAGAATCTTTAGGAGAAATTTCAAAAGAATTGGATAAGTTATTAAATTCCTAATATTTATATTGAAAACACACTCAAATGACTTTCGGAAAAATTAAATCCATAATTGAAAACAATCTTATTGAATCCTACAAAGATGAAAAGGAATTCAAAAAATCGTTAAAGGAATTCAAACATAATGTTTTGAATAATAAAACTATGTCAAAACTTTATTCCTTATACGACCAATTAAGCATGCCGCAAGGATTAAATGAATCTGACGCTAAAGATTTTTTAGAAGAAGGTATCCATTTAATTCAAAAATTATTACCAACCATTAAATTACCAAAAACATTATCGGAAAATGTTGTGAACAAATATTCTGATATTGATGCGTTAGTATATACAAACAAATTGAATTTATCAGAAAGAGTAACGTCTAAAAAGAATATAACAAGTGTGTTAACTTCAACTAAAGAAACTATGAAAGAATCTATTCGTATCCCTTTGAAGACTATGGTTAGTATTGCGAATTCTAATTTAAATAAAGTTGTTGAAGGTCTTGATGAGTCAGATAAAAAAGAATTTCTTCAATTGATTTCCGAAGATACAAAAATTTTAGAAGATAAGTTTGAAACAATCCGTGAAAGCGCGATAAACAAACTTAATGTTATTTTGGAAAATGAAAAAGAGTTTGAATTGAAAACAAAATTGTCTGAAACAATTGATAGATTGAAAGTTGAAAAGTTTGACCAATTGAATTTTTTGAAGATTAAAAGTTTGGAAGAATCAATTTAAATAACTTCTCAGTTTTTGAACATGAGATGCTTTTAAAATTTCCGTTCTACGTTTTACAGATTTTTTAACAAATTCTTTTTTTTCAAATAAAATTTGATTCTGTTTGGTTTTAATAACTTTAGATTTTAAAGTTTTCAGAGCCTTTTCTACTCCGTCTTTTTTTACGTCTACTACTAGCATATTATTACAAATATCGCAATTTATTAAAAATTTTTTGACTATGGGGTTTTTTTGTGTTATTTTTTTACAAACAAATAAACCGTGACAACAATGAAATTTAATGAAAAAAGGAAAGAGCGTAAAGCTGAATGTATATAGTCCAATCAAATCTGTGTATGGTACTGTAGATTCTAAAAATTTAAAATCGTTATACATAAATATTCAATCATGGGTTTCCCCAAAGTTTGACCACGACAATTGGAATCGTGTAGTATGTAATCTCAACAGAGAAATAAAACATTCAGTATTTAATTCTATCGATACTGAATTATTCAAAGAACAAAGTATTGTTGATTTGGATTTAAGAACAAGTGGTATATCACACGGAAAAAAATCATTCTTTAACTTAGAAGTTAATTTGTATACCACAAAAGAATTTGACTTTAAATGTCTCGAACTAAAAGAATCCGTGAAAAAAATAATAAGAAATATTGTAAGAGATAATGTAATCGAAAACAAATACTTTGACTTTTCAATTTCTAAAAGTAAATAAAGTCAAACAATTGATATATTTATCTTAAAAACTATTGATGAAACAATTAAGAATTTTAGAAGCAAACGAAGTAGGTCATGGTATATTGATTGAGATGGATGCGGGTTGGGTTTCCCCAAAAGACATTCGTAATTCAGAAATGTTAAAGGAAGCTGCAACTTTAGATTATAGAAACCCATTTGAGTTTTATGCTGTATTACAAAAATACGACACACCAAATAGGAACGGAAGATTTTATCCCGAAAGAATATTAAAAAGAGAAGCTGACAACTATAAGAAAGCAATTGCTAAAGGATTATCAACTTCAGAACTTAATCATCCTGAGTCATCTCTTATTGACTTAGATAGGGTATCACACATTATCACAGATATATGGTGGGATAAGAATATCTTAATGGGAAAACTTAAGTTATTAACATCACCAGGATTTCATGAAAGAGGTATTGTGTCTACTAAGGGTGACCAAGCAGCAAACTTGATGAGACAAGGTGTTACAATGGGAGTTTCTTCAAGAGGAGTTGGTTCCTTAAAGAAGGTTGGTGAAAGAAATGAAGTACAAGATGATTTTGAGTTAATTTGTTTTGACTTGGTATCATCTCCATCTACACCAGGTGCTTATTTGTTTAGTAATCCTGATGATAGACAAAAGTATGATGAGAACTTAGAAGAAGAAAAACGACATAAATCACCAGAAAATTCAGAATTCCAATCCAAAGGAGTTGACTTAATGAGAAAATTAACCGATTATTTGGGAAAATAAAATTTAATTATGGAAGAAAAATTCTTTGTTGCAAAAATTCAGTATGATTTACCTGATGAAAACAGTGGTAAAATTAAAAAAATTAGAGAAGAAAAACTTGTAAAAGGTTATTCTGTTACAGACGTAGAAGCTAAGGTTACGAAAAAATATGAGGCGTTTACTCATGATTGGAGAATAACTTCAGTATCTGAAAGTAAAATTGATGAGGTTATTGAATAATTGATTTTTTCAAAAAAATTATTAAAAGTGGTCATAATTGACCACTTTTTTTTTGCACGTACATATTTATATGTTGATATTGCGATACCTACTTTTAGGTACTTATAATCATAAAACATTAAAAAATAAAAGATATCAAACCTATGGTAAGGTATTTTTTGTTTTTTGGTAATATTTATTAAGTAAAATAAATAGATTTTCTATATGAAAGAAAACAAATTAGTTCAAGAGGCGCTAATTCAAATGAAACAAGTTGAAGAAGCAATTGCCGAAAATGCAAAAGGAATACTTGCTTCTACCATGAAGGAAGAAATCAACCAATTAGTAAAAGAATCTCTTTCAGAACAAACTGATGATGAAGATGAGGTTGACTTAGATGCTGACATGAATATGTCCGCTGATAATGATGAAGTAGACGTGGACATGGATATTGATTCAGATGATTCTGATGATATGGAAATGGACTTCGATATGGATTCAGACGAAACTCCAATTGATTTAACTGACGCTTCTGACGAAGAAATTTTGAAAGTATTCAAAGCGATGGGTGAAGATGACGGAATCATTGTTAAAAAAGACGGTGAAAATGTTCATTTAACTGACGATGATGCTGATGTAGAATATCTTGTTAAACTTGGTGAATCTGAAGAAATGGAAGAAAACATGGATGAAGAAATGTACGAAGACATGGACGAAGAAACTGATGAATCGGTTGATGATGTTATCGACGCTATTTTTAGTGGTGATATGTCAGATGTTGATTCTGAAGATGTTGTTTACGAAATCACATTAGATGATGAATCTGACCTTGATGAAGACGACCACATGATGGAAGATGATGACATGATGGAAGATGATGACATGATGGAAGATGATGACATGATGGAAGATGATGACATGATGGAAGATGATTTGACTAATGAAACCTACAAACCTAAAGGTGTTGGTATGGGTAAACCTAAATTTGATTACAAGAAAACAACAGGTGGATTTAAAGAAGACATGAAACAAGGTCCTAAATCTGTTGGTACTGGTAAAGCTAAATTTGATTACAAAAAAGGTGCTAACATGGAAGGTAAATCAAAAGTTGTTAAAGCTGAAACTAAAGAAGGTGATTACGGAATGAATAAGGGTGATAAATCTAAAACTATGAAAGGTAAAGAAGATTACACTACTAAAAAAGGTGACACTTTAAAAAGAAAAGCTTTTGAAAAAGAAGAAACTAAAGAAGCAGCAAGAACTTATGGTAATGGTTCTAAAGAAGGTAGAGGATTAAGAAAGGGCATCACTAATAACAGAAACTATGTTTATGGTAACAATGGTGTTAAAGTTGAATCTACTCAAGAAGAAGTTAGAATGTTGAGAGAAAAAAATGAAGAGTACAGAAAAGCATTAAATGTTTTCAGAGAAAAACTTAATGAAGTTGCAATCTTCAACTCAAACTTAGCTTACGCTACAAGATTGTTCACTGAACACTCAACGACTAAAAAAGAAAAAATAAACATCCTTAGAAGATTTGACGATGTTGAAAGCTTGAAAGAATCTAAAAATCTTTACAAGTCAATCAAAGAAGAATTAAATAAGGTTGAAAGTAAATCAATAAACGAATCAGTAGCAACAAAATTAAATAAAACAGTTTCTACAGGTTCATCGACAACTCTAATTGAATCAAAAACTTATGAAAATCCTCAATTCTTAAGAATGAAAGATTTAATGGGTAAATTAGGGTAAAAGAAATAAATTAAAATAAACTAAAAACAAAACAAATACTAAAATGGGAGCATTATTAGAATCAGGTCTTGTAGGTAACATCGGTCTTAAGCACCTTAAAGTTATCAAAGAAGACACAATCAACAAATGGGACAAATTAGGCTTTTTAGAAGGTCTTAAAGGTCACATGAGAGAAAACGTAGCACAATTATACGAAAACCAAGCATCATATTTAATCAATGAGGCATCAACTACATCTGATACAGGTGCATTTGAAACAGTGGTTTTCCCAATTGTTAGACGTGTATTCTCTAAATTATTAGCGAACGACATCGTGTCTGTTCAAGCTATGAACTTACCTATTGGTAAATTATTCTACTTCGTACCTAACATCCAAGCTTATGCAAATGAAGCTTTGGGAAGTTACCCTGGTACTGGTATTCACTACGCACCGTATGGTTCACCAAACGCAGCTGCAGACCAAACACCAAACAGTGGTTATGATTATAACTTACAAAAAGACCTTTATGATAGATTCTACGAAGGTAACGAACCAGCGTTAGACCCACCAGGTTTATTCGACTATTCTAAAGGACAATATTCTGCTATCACAGCACCAGTTGTTACTGTTGCTTGGGATGGTAGTGTTTTAGTACCTTCTGCATACGATACAACTGATTACAGAAAAGTGTTAATCGTTATGTCAGGGTTTGCATCTGATGGAGCAGGTAAGTTAATCGGTCCTGACGGTCAACCTATGGATAACGAATCATTCTTATCTGATTTAACAGTTTATGGTGTTAGTGGTAATATTTATACTTCAGCTAACACATCTAACCCTTACTTATTTAGAGTAGTTACTCAAAGATACGGTAAAGGTATCGTTCAATACGGTAATAACAATGCAACTTCAGTTTTCCCTAACGATAAAACAGGTGGTGGTCAATATGACAACTTATGTGATGCTGAAGGTAAAATCTACTTAGAGGTTGACTTACAGGTTCCTGTATGTATTACTTGTGGTGGTTCAATGGACGGTTACACAGGTTCTACATTCTCTTCATCTACAGCTTCAAATAACGCTTTCACAGCTACTTATAGAATCTACAAAAACTTAGAGTTTGAAGATAGAATTGGTGAGGTATCGTTTGACCTTATGTCAGTAACAGTTTCTGTAACTGAAAGAAAATTAAGAGCTCAATGGTCTCCAGAAATGGCACAAGACGTTGCAGCGTTCCACAACATTGATGCTGAGGCTGAATTAACAGCTTTATTATCTGAGCAAGTTGCGGCTGAAATCGACCGTGAAATCTTAAGAGATTTACGTAAAGGTGCAGCTTGGAACTTAAGATGGGACTACAATGGTTGGAAACGTTTAGGTGGTAGTGCACAACCTTACACTCAAAAAGACTGGAATCAAACATTGATTACAGCAATCAACCAAATTTCAGCACAAATCCACAAATCTACATTAAGAGGTGGAGCAAACTGGATAGTTGTTTCTTCTGAAATCAGTGCTATTTTTGATGACTTGGAATATTTCCACGTATCAAACGCAGCTCCTGAGCAAGACCAATACAACATGGGTATTGAAAGAGTTGGTACATTAGCAGGTCGTTACCAAGTTTACCGTGACCCTTACTTCCCACCAAACCAAGTGTTAATGGGACACAAAGGAACATCATTGTTAGACACAGGTTACATCTACGCACCGTACGTACCTCTACAATTAACTCCAACTATGTACAATCCGTTCAACTTTACACCAATCAAAGGTATCATGACTAGATACGCTAAGAAGATGGTCAACAACAGATTTTACGGACGAATTACTGTAGATGGTGTTAGAACATTTGATTTAAGAGAATTGAGATAATCTATTCTTTAACAAATACACTAAAGAGGGACAAGAAATTGTCCCTTTTTTTATGTTTAATTTGTAATACTTGATTTTTTGGTAAAATTATGATATATTTATATTATATGAAAAAATTTGTACCAACCATAGAAGAATTAGATAAAATACTTAAAATGTACAATGAAGAACTTTTAGGTTCTCATACTATTGCAGAAAAGATGGGAATTAGTAAACCAACTATTTTAAGAATATTAAAAGAAAATGGTATTATTATGGGTCAATCTGGTAGAAGAAATATTGGTGGTAGAGAAGTTGCCATGAAAAAATATTTTTCTAAACCAGAAACTAAAGAACGTCTGAAAAAAAATCATAAAAAATGGTATTTGGAAAACAAAGACAAATGGGGTAAATATATTAAAGAATACCGTGAAAAAAATACAGAAAAAATTAAAAAAACTAAGCGTGATTACGAAAGAAATCGTAAAGCTAATGACCCCGCCTATAAGCTTATCTCCAATTTCAGAACTGCAATATATCAGGTATTAAAGGAGAATAATGTAGAAAAGAATAAACATTACTTTGATATTCTACAATATACCCCTGAAGAATTGATTTTACACTTAGAGAAACAATTTACGGATAGTATGACATGGGAGAATTATGGTGAGTGGCATGTTGACCATAAAACTCCAATATCCTCTTTTAATTTTGAATCTATTGATGACGATAGTTTTATGGAATGTTGGTCGTTAGAAAACCTTCAACCTATGTGGGGTAAAGAAAATATAGTTAAGGGGTCTAAAATTATTTACTAAGTTTTAAATTACAATATATTTATTTTTAGATTTTAGTTTATCAGTCCCCAGCCATAACAAGCTGTTGAGTATTCACGGACACGAAGGTATTGGTAACATAGTCATTAACTATTATAAAATTAAAGAAAATGTATTACACAACAACAAAGGTGGGTAAACCGACTGCTCACATCACAAAGAAAAAGTCGCGTCTTAAAGTCTACAATGGTCATGTCGTATTTCTTAACGACAAAGACAATTTTGAATTTGAAATTCATAATCCAACACAAAAATCTGTTCTCTGTAAAATCAAACTAAATGGTGAGTATATCTCAACAAGTGGTGTTGTTATTAGACCAGGTCAGAGAGTGTTTTTAGAACGTTTCCTTGACACTAACAATAAGTTTGAGTTCAGTACCTACGAAGTAAAAGATACGTCGGCAAACAGGACGGCAATTGATTTAAACGGGGATGTGAGAATTGAGTTCTATAACGAACAATCTTATATACCAAATTATGGTACAACATTAAATTTAGGAGGTAATTTAAATACTACTATTAGTAGAGGTATACCTTATTATGGTGATATTACTTTTACAACATCAAATTCTACTCCAATGGCATATTATTCTAACACTTCATGCGTTAGTAACACTATTGAAACTGGTAGGGTTGAAAAGGGTGAAAAATCAAAACAACAATTTACCAACTCATATCAAAATTTTGAATATTTTGTATCCCATCAAATTAGTTTAAAGATATTACCATTAGGTACTAAAAATAAAACAACAGATGAGATTAAACATTATTGTACTGAGTGTGGTACCAAAACAAAATCAAAATATAAATTTTGTCCGTCTTGCGGAAATAAATTATAAAATAAAAGGGTCCCGTGAGACCCTTTTTTTATTTTAATGTTCTAAGTGATTTTGAAACTATTTCGGCTTCTGTTAAAGAGTATAAACCATTTTTGTATGCCATCTGAACCGCACGTATTAACATAAATTTCGCTTGTTCTTCAGTTAAATTATCAATCAAATTTTCAATATCTTCAGGTTTATATATTGCAACGTCCTCAAAAAGATGTGCAATTGGTTGTTTTGGTTGTTCCATAATGTGTTATTGATATATTTATAGTATAAGTATATGAAAAAAAATAGAATTAGTGAAGCTACTGGAGTAGGAAGTTCAGGACATTATAAGGTCCCTATCATACTTGCACCACAACCTTGGAAAGAAAATCAAGTTGCGCCTTTTACTAAACCTGTTTATAGTTACAATAATGCCGAATTGGCGTATGAAGAAGCTGACGGGGATTTTAAAGAAAATCCAGAACAAAGAGCAAGAATTGAAAAGAAAACAGATGTAATGTCCAAAGTTAATTCATATTTAAAAAGTTTTTATACCGGTCAAAATGATGAAGAAGGTAGTAATATTGGAGATTTAGAAGTACCTGAAGAAATAATAAAACAGGCGGTAGGTCCTTTGAAAGAGGATTTAGCGGTTTGGTTTGGAACAAAAAAGAAACCAAAAGGTTCAAAACAACCTAAAGGCCCTTGGGTTAATATTTGTAGAAAAAAAGAAGGTGGCGGTCATCCACCTTGTGGTAGGTCTGAAGCTGATTCTAAAGGTTATCCTAAATGTAGAGCGGCAGGCGTTGCATCTAAAATGACAGATGCTCAAAAAAAATCAGCATGTTCTCAAAAAAGAAGAGAAGAGAAAAAAGACCCTAAGGTTGGTAAAGGTAATAAACCAACTATGGTATCATACAAACCTAAAAATGAATCGTTAAGAGAAAGTATTATTACAGTTCTTAATGAATTTAAAAAATCTATCTAACAGTATCAACAATAGAACTGGTGTCTTTTGTTTCTGAAAGACTCACCTGTTTTTTGTTAATTTTTGGTTGTACAATAATTTTTGGAGAATCTATAGTCTTAGTTGTTATTTTTTCAATGTAAACGGTGTCATAAATCTTTTCACTTTCTAATTGAAAAGATTCTGATGTAACAACTTCTACTTTTTTACTTTTAATATTTGGTTCTAGTGCTCTCCATACATTTACAATGATTAGAGTCGAAAATGAAACAATTATGAACATAATACACAATCCCAAATAAAATGTTAATTTGAAAGAATTATTTTTTTTCATCACAATTTATGTAAAATATTTTGAAGTGAATGTTTAATATTTGAAGTAATTTCTTTTTCAAATTCCTCTCTTCTTTTTTCAACCTCTAAGTCAAAACTTAAAATAACATTGTCCCAAGGTTTTTGCTCTAAAAATACAGTATATGCGTAAACGTGGTTGATTACTTTTACGTGGTGATTTTCTAAAATTACAAAGATTTGTAATTCTTCATTTCTAATATAACGTTTGTTTGAAATTGGAGTTAACAGTAAAACTGTATCTTCTTTTGATATCAATTTTTTACAAATTGCAATACAATCGCTTTCATATTCTGATTTTTCAACAGGAGGAGTTGCCATTCTTGCTAACGAAATATACCATTTCTGAATTATTCGTCTGAACTTGTGTGTGTAAATATTCATTGTTAGGTTTTAATATACCCACAAAGATAGTAAAATAAAGGTAGATAAAAAATATTTTTTTTGAAAAATTAACAATATGCTCCTGAACAATGTTTTTTACCGTCTAAACCTGGCATTTTCCCTTTACAGACTTGAACTGCAAAACCGTTTGCATAAGCACTAGGATAGACCTTAAACTTTGCTTTAGCGGCGGCTTTACCCCTAGCACAAAGTTTTGTTCCTGTTTTTTTTCTTCCCTCATTGATATCTTCGTAATCAACATACTGTGATTCTTTTTCCATCTCATTTTTAAAGAAATCAAATACTTGGTCCATATTGGTTTTAGCTTCTGATATGTGGTCGTCAGCCCAATCATGACCATTTTGAATAATATCATCAATCATGTTAGGGTCCATTTCTAACATCATATCGATTTGTCTTCTCATCTGTTTTAAATTGGAAAAAAACATATAGTTAGCATTTTCTATTTCTTGTTCATTAAGAACTTTTTTTACCAATCTTTGGATGTCTGATTCTGTTAATTTAATTGTTTTCATTATACTGTTGGATAATTTTGTTTTTTATTGACTATATTAAAAGTTAATTGTTTCTTATAAGTATCTTTCTCTCCCGAAGTGTTCACTTGGATATCAACATAATATTGATTAGGAATTTTGTCTCTCATATCAAATATGAAATAGTATTCATTTGGTGTTCTATTGATTGGTGTCCAATCCTGAACTAACACTTCAGTTGTTCCTTCTTTAACATATACTCTATAAAATGCTGAAATATTTTCTAACGGAACTTGACCTGTGTAGGCCTTTTTAATTGTAACACCAACTTTTCTTATGTCACTATTAAGGATTTGTTCATTTTGTAATATACCATAAAAATCAAATCCAAATTTAGATGGGTCTTTAGATGTAGAACCAATTTGTATTCCTGCAGTATATTGTTGTAAAGTAAATTGATTTGTAACGTTTGGAAGTGCTTGACCGTTAATAGTTAAACCTGACCACACATCATAAAATAAACATGGTGTTGGATAATTTAAAAATCCGTTTGGTATCGTAACTTCATAAACACCTTTTGCTTTTAAACAAGTAGATAAATTTGTCATACCTGAAACCGCATCCCCATTTCTATCTTCTATTCTAACAACAGGGTCTGAATCTAAATTAACAAAATCACCGTTTTGATAGATATACAAATAAAGTTTGTTAGTCTGATTCTTTAAAAATACGTTTCTATCATCACTAATTAAATCATTATAAGTTGTTTGAAGGAATGGTTGGTAAAACGTTTGAGTGTGTCTTGAAAAGAATGCGACACTATAACTATCAGTTAAACCTGTTATGTTTTCAATTTGTGGTAGATATGCAATTCCCCAACCTGTAACACCAGTTATTGTTCCATTTAATATACCGTTTATTTCATTGGTCATATCCATATTAAGGTTTTCATTACCAAGTTGGAAATGTTGTCTTGCAACAATTGTTAAATCCGAAAAGTTCACACTACCTTGATTTCTATTATTATAAACTCCTGATTGAGACCACCCACTTATTGTGGTTGTTTGATACCAATTTGATGGTCTTGTTGAAAATGCTCTACTATCAACATAAGTTATTGGAGTAGAACCTCCATATGGGCTATTCTGATTTATATTTGAGTCACTATAATCGAAACCGACACCTTCATCCCAGTTTTGTGGGTTTCCCGTACTTCCTGATGTTTTTGGAATTCTGAATAAGATTAAATCAAATGAAGTTGCTCTTCTTCTTTCATTTGACATGTAAGTATTTAATAACTCATTGTCAAATGTTGACGTATTTGTCATGTTAAGAACGTGAGTCATCCCTGTTGTACATCCTGTTGAGATTACACCTGTTGCAATGTTTTCTCTCAATAAACTTAAATCTAAATCGAACAATAATCTACTGTAACCATAATTTGGAACAATGAAATCTGAAGCACCAAAATTCAACTCAATAATAGGATTTCGTCCTGTATTTACATATGAATTTGATTGAATCGTATTGTTCTTATCTACGTATGACCTTAAAATTGACATTATTTTTTATTTATAAATATCAATTAAGTCGGATATTGCTATTAAGAATTTTTGTGTAAGCGTTTTGTATTTCTGTTAACAGGTCAGGTATGTTTGAACCGTCTTGTGTTACAGGTACTGGTGGTAAACCAGGAAATGCGTGTGTATGAGTTGTAAGAAACCTAACAATCATATTGATAAGTTCTAAAAGTTCTTCACCCCTAACTAAACTTGATGTCTTGGGTAATATTTCATCAACAAATTGGTCTAAACTTATACCATATAAAGTATCATCAAAATTTATTTTTCCTTTACCAGGTATTGCAGAATTATGGGATAAAAGATACAAATAATCACTTGCAAGTGCTCCGTATGTTGTTGGGTCGGAATAATAACTTGACTGCGGAACCGTTGACGTTTTTACATTGGTTGGAACTCCAACTTTATCTTTAGCATAAATTAAACCATATCCCGGAACCCTTAAAGCCGGTTGCAACTTGATTTTATTGAATATGTCTGTAATATTTTTTACTGATGTTTGAGAATCTATTGTTGAACCTGTGGTTGGAGTAGAAGATTTTAATGTGTTGTACATCAAATTATTTGGTCTATAAAAAATTGGGAATTTTTTATCTTCACTAGAAAATAATTGAATACCTGATTTTGTAACATTTGATGAATTACAAGTCTTAATGAAATTATTTATAAACGCTGCGACCTCAACTTTTGACAATAAATTAAAATTTTCTGAAGCCACTAAAGATTTCAAACTTTCTTTAACGACACTACCAACAGTCAAATTTTTAGAATTGGTTGATAAGTCATTTTTTAATCTATAAAGATAAACAGTACCTGCAAATTTTTCTTGCGTGTTTTCAGGATTGGTAATCACCCATTCTATTAAATAATTAACCAAAACTACTTGTTCATTAAGTTGCGAAACGACTTTGGGGGCTTGAGGTTGTTTTCTTAATCCAAATCTAGATAGTTGTAAAAACCCTCTTTGATTGTTGGCCACAGGTGGTACGTTAGGTTGAAGTCCCAATCCTCTAAATTTACCTGCTCTTACTAAAACTTCATTTTCTTTTACTATTACATCGGCACTACCACGACCAAGTATACCATTATCACCAGGTTCAGGGAAAACTCCTTTATGAATTGCCGAATCAGTGTATGTACCATTTTGGTTTTTTAACGGTTTTGGCTCTACGAATTGTGTACCTAATCCCGTAAATTTATTAGCACCTTGATTGTATTCAAAATAAGTTGCGGTAGGTGACGAAAAATTACTTTGTATATAATATTGGTTCTGAAACTTAAAGTCCTTGTTTAGATAGACCAATTGAATTAGTTCTTCTACTTTTGGTACTTGGTAAATAAAATAAGGCATTAAAGGTACAAAAACAAATGGGTCTCTTTTTGTCCATTTATCTTTTTCCTCATTCCATGGTGGATTATTGATTGATTTTATAATATCTTCATAACTACCCATGTCAGAAGGTGGGTTGACAAATCTAGCCCTAACTCTACCTAACATCATAGGGTCTTCGTTGTCAATAACAACCGCTTGATAAAATAGTGTATTATTTTCCATTATTTCTTAATTGGTATTCGTCTAAGGTTTTGTTATATAATTCTTCAACTTTATCTAAGTAATGTGTTAGATAAATTATGTTGTTTTTAGTTAAATCAAAATCAGTGGATAATTTATCCATCATTTCGATTAACTTATTATTCGGTTGATTTTTTAAATCGGCCGAATCTTTGACCATATCCTCAAATTCTTCTTTTGTCATTTTATCTTGGTTTTATAAATACAGGTAAAAGCCCTCCTGTTAATGGAGGTACAAAAACAGCTCCTTCACCTTTACCGTTTTCAGCTTGTTCTTTGTCCGAACCCATATGGGTCATCATGTTATAAATTGCCATTAAATTTGGTGAACCATCGGGTAATGCTCCTGTCGGAACTCCAACGGATTGTAATAATTCGATTGTGTTTATCGTTGCTCTTTCAGGTGAATATCCTGGTAATGCCTGAGTTAGAAATAATAAAGGTAAAGGTAAAGACCCATTTGAGGTACCAAATATTGTTTTTAAAAGTAATAAGATATTTGCAATAAGTGATTTACACCTTCGATAATCATCTACTAACTGAGCAACTATTAAGAGAATATTTACCAATCTCAATATAATTGCATACTTTTTTAACAACGCCGATTTAGATATGTCCACAATTATTGAGTTAATTAAGTTAACAATATCTTTCTTTAAAACGTCATACAATGTTTTTAAGAAAATTGACCCAATTTTTGAAATGACTTGTATATTAAAAGCTTTAAAAGTTTTTAGAAAATCTGTAGAATTGTTGACAATATTATTAACGCCACCCAATGTTGTATTACCTGACTGAACATAAGTATTAGCAGAGGTAACATTTTGATTATATACATTTTTAGCATCCCTTTCTAAAACTTGCAACAAAATAAAGATTGGGAATAAAACTTTTGGACTTAATACCGAAGCTGCAACCGCTAACGGTATTTGTTTCAAAATATCTTTATTTACCGCAAGTTCTAAATTAAAGTTTGTGGGTAAAAAAAGTTTCCACTCGGGATTTTGATATATTGTTTGTAAGATGCTATCAACACTCTTAACTTGTTCCTCAGGAGTTTGAGTATCTAAAGTATCTCTGAATTCAACCAATTGGTTTACAAGGGTTTCGAAATCGACAGGTAATTTTACATCATTACAATCTTCAAACTCCATTACACCATTTTGTATATTTGAAATTCTTACTTCAATATTTCTTAAATCAACCTCGGTCAATTCAAAAAATGTGTCATCAACACCATCTAATTCTGCAACTTTTGCAACTCCACTAACATCAATCTCTCTTCTATCGTCAAAACAAAGACCTAAAATTCTTTGAACAATCAAATAAAATGTACTTCCTTGTGTAACTTCTTCAGAACTTAAATTTGATTTTATACTAATCGCTCCCGATATAACGTTGACTAATTGCTCAGCAATATTCGCAGTATCAATTAGTTTAATTGTTGAATAATAGTCATTTAAAAATTCACCTACTTTATTAACAACTTGCCCTGGTGTAGTACCTGAAATTAAATTTGTATTAACTTGCCTATCAATCATGGCAACTCTGTAACAATCTTGATTTACACCAAATTGATTGGTTGGTGAATAAACAAAATCAAATAAATCAGTACCTGAACTTCCTTGATAGTATTTTCCGTATTCTTGATAAAAAGACTTATTCAAATTCGAATTTTCCATCCTCAAATTCATGGCTTTATTCATTGGAAACGGAACTTTTCCTGAATAAGGTTTAAAAATACCAGATTGTACCGATGGGTCAGGTTTTTCATATGAAATCTTACCCAACTGTGTATCAACAGGTCTTTTTAACATAGACGAAATATCTACAGATTGTACGGGAACATAAATTCCATCTCCTACAGGTAAAGTAGTTAAGGGATTTAGTTGTAAGTCGGCTTTGGAAAATCCTTTATATGTTTGTTCTTGAGAACAACCAAGAGCTTTTAAAGCCTCTTCTGAAAGTATTTTTCTGACTTGCGGTTCTATCTTTACAGCAACTTCTAAAAGTTTTAATTTCAAATATTGAGTAGTACTCAATCCAGTACCATTCGTAATATTGATTAAATCTAAAAGTTGGTCAAAAGATGTTGGTTGATTTCGTTGGTATCTTTTTTGTTGGTTTGAGATATTATCTAATGAAGAATTTATTTGTGAACTTGCTTGAGCAAAAGAATTTCCTGCCGAACTTTTTAATTTATTTGTTGCGGCTGAAATGTCCTTATAAGATTTTATAGAATTTAATTGGCTTTTTGCGCTATTGTAACTTTGTTGTAAATCTGCCATTTATTTTACTTCATTTTATAAGTTTCTTCATCATTAGATATATCCTTTTCAATTAAATTTTGAATAAGGTCATCATCTAAATCTGCCAAAGAAAAAGATTCCTCAGAAATTGAATTTGATTTTTCCCAAATACTTGATTGTAATTTTGATAAACTAATTTTTTTCTCAACGCAATCATTAACAATTTTTTGTTGTTTTTCGATTACGGGACCAATAGTCATCATGTCTTTTGGGTCCTTTAACATCGCAAGCATTTTATTTTGGATTCTAATCGCAGTTTGTCTTTGTTCTACAAGTTCATTGTAGATTTCCTGCATCAAAGCTAAAATCGAATCTTTACTAAAGTTAATTTCTTTACGTTGTGGTCTTGGCATATCTATAAATACTTTTTAATCGGTTTTCATTTTACTTTGAAGTAAAATGTATAACTTTTTAAATCTTTTCATTGAACTTCTTATTTCTTTTGTACTTAGATTTGTCATCTCACGAAGTGATAAAAGAATAACATTCTTGTTAAACTTATTGTTGTCCGCTTCAGAAAAAATTGATTCATAGTTTTCAAATAAATCAACTAAGGCATATCCCAACTTTTTTTCATTATCATTTAAATTTTCACCTTCAATAAAATCACGTAATTCTTTCAAATACTCTAATATAATAACACTAGTATCGATATTATCTTCATCAATTCTATAAATCATATCAGGTCTTTCTTCAATACTTTCAGACATATCTTCATATGAAACTTTTCTGTTAGTTTCTTTTTGGTCTTTAATAATTTGACCCATTAAGTAATTCTTACAGATAGTTCCAAAATATGAGTACGCCTTTTTCTCTTTTGACGGTTTGAATTTATCAACTTTGGTCATCAAAAAAGAATGAGTATCCGTATGAATTTCATTAAAATCCATATCCTTACGATATAGTTTATACCTTCTAATAATAGAAGATATCATCTTATCTAAAGGAGCTCTTAAGTAATCGTTATATATTTTATTTTTTTCTTCCGAAGTTTCTGCTAATAAAAAATTTCTTACAGCGGTTTCCTCCCTAACATCAAAATAATTAACATTTACTGTTTTTCTACCTCTTTTTTTCGATGAAACATCTTCTGTTAATGCAGACAGAGTTTCTCCCATTATCCATTTTCTGATTGATATTTTATGACTCTATCGTCAACAAAAAAGAATTCTTTTTTTGCTGTTTGAACCCAAAACTTAACCTCATCTTCTAACATTTTGTCTTCACCAAATTTGTAATTCCAAAATATAGAACCTTCTCTCATATTAGTATGTTTATACCCAAGTTTAGGTATTGTCATAATTGATACTGAATTATATGTCAATCTTAATAAAAACTCATAAACAAAAGTTAATTTGATTGATGATTTAAAACCACCAAAGTCTTCAAAAATTTGTTTTTTAATAACCGCACCTGCAGTTTGGAAATTTTGATAATCTTGTAATGTTTCATTAGTTAGAGTACCCATTTCTTGACTAAAATTTGCCGCGAATACTGCCTCATTTGTAAACCCTGCAAACATTCCCTTTTCATCTGTTTCTACAACAACAGGTAAGAAAGCTTGTGTTTCAGGAAATGCGTTAATATATTTTTTCACATTTTTAAACCAAATTGACGCATACTCATCGTCAAATTCAAAAAGAGAAATCCATATCCCTTTTGCATTTTTAATACCGTAGTTTACTTGTTCTGAGTAACTTGGTTCTTTATCCCATAACAATTTAGTTACGTTCAAGTCCCCAAAGTCATAACCATTAAGATGGTCAATTAAAGATTGTTCAGATGTGTGAACAATTACTAATTCTTCAACCTCAACTGTTTGTGATTTGATTGAAGTGATTGCTTTTTCAAAATAATCATTAAAATCTCTTGATTTAGATGATTTAATTGGAAGTATGATGGATAGTGATAATTTGTCGTTCATATTATTCTTCTGTTTTAGATATTTGTTGTTCAAATGATTCCGCTCTTACATTTAAGTAATTTTCAAATAATGAAATAACTGTAGAATCGAATTCTTGTTTATTTGTGTATTTTTCAACCGTTGTTTTCATGTTATCATAAAGTTCGGTTTTGATGTTGTCTTCTAACCAATTTTGAATATAATCGGCAATAAAATCACACATCATGTTTTTATTGGTTACCCATACACCATTATCCTCATTCATCCATTCAGGTTGCATGTTCGGTACTTTACCAATAACAGGAACACCTGACGCCATAGATTCTAATGGGAAAGTTCCAAATCCACTCTCATCATCAATCCAAACACTCACAAAACAATCTCTTAATGAGTTTGCGAATTCTTTTTCTGAAAGACCTCTTAAATCTCTAAATGTAAACCATCTGTATTGTGGAAACTTCAAGTAGAAAGTTTTAACAATGTTAATTGTGTCGGATTGGTCTTTTGTATGAACACCAATAATTGGAAGTGATGGTAGATTTTTAGGGTAGAAATTATCGGTAATTAAAGGTTTGATGATATCAAAACTTGACTGTCTCATTACTGATTCGATATATTCTTGTTGTTTTGTTGTTGTGGTTAAACACTTAAAAAATCCAAATTGACCCCAACTTTGACCAGGTTGTAATGTCTCAACAATATGGTTGTAGTTTTGTGTCAACACAATCTTACCACAAGGTAAATTTTTAATTTGTTCCATAACATAACCAAATACTTCAGGAACCACAATAAAATCTTCAGGTGCAATTTCTAAATTTTGACCTTCGATAGCTCTGTGTGGGATTGACATGTATTCTTCATCCAACCAAGCAACTACACCGGCATAATCTTTTTTCTCGTGTAAAATTATAGGGTTAAATCCTTCATCTAAGAGAATTTTGGCCATTTGATAAATTAACCTAACTGATGCTTTAGCGTTTCCTTTAGTGTCTTGAATAAGAAAATAAATTTTTGATTTCTTATCTTTTAAGTTCTGAATTGACTGTTTTACTTTTTCGTTTATCGATGTATCCATATTAGTAGTGATTTATAAGTTTTTTGTTTAATAAGCTATTAAATGCTAATCTAAATGGTATACTTGTATTTGAGCTTGATTTTGTTCCTAACTGTTCATCAATTTCTTCATGTTCAGTTAAAACGGTATCCATCAACATTTTTACCATTTCAAATTTTATGATGTTAATCCTTGTTTCGGTGTTTCCTGAGACCCCATCTTCAGGGTATTGCTCTGACATGTCCAAATATTCTTCAACTTTGTCCAAATCAATGTAGTAGTGTTCTCCTAATACTTTAATCATATGTTTCTTTTATTTTAGTTTGTAATTCTTTAAATTTTGTTATAGAATATTTTGTTTCAATATCTTGATTGTATGAAGTTTCATATTTAATAACAATTTTATCTTTAGGTTGATTTAATAATAAGTTAGGATTCGCTGTAAGTAAAACATCTATTGAGTTCCACATTGAATTTATTGTTGTTTCACTGTAAAATTTAACAGTTTCAACTAAACACCCAAACTTTGAAATGAAAAATAAAGATGCTGGTTTTGATTTACCAATCTCATCTGAAACAATCAAAATATCGTGATTGTCTCTCATATCTAAATAAAACTCGTTAAAATCCATCATACTAGACATTTCAACCGAACCTGCATGACCAAAAATTTCCATAGTATGTTCTTTATAAAGGAAATTATATAATTCATTTTCGTCTTTAAATTTTAGATGTTTTGAAATATCCAAAGACGTTAAATCAGATATAACTTCATACTCTGATTTTTCTTCATCTTCTTTGAATGGATTTTCTAAATACCATTTTTCATACTCTTGTTGTATTTTTTTCAAAGTATCTCTTAAAACACCATTCAATTCTATTCCAATTCTCATTCTGTTTCGGTATCGTATTTTTGTAATATTTTAGTTATCAGTGGATTTCTAACAATATCATTTTTGTCTTTGAATTCAAAAGTTGAGATAAACCCATCATTTCTAAATTTTTCAATTGCATCCCATAATCCACTATGAGTTTTGTTTTTATATCTATCAGACTGTTCGACATCACCTGATATAAAAAATTTACTATTAAACCCTATTCTTGTCAATAGAAGTTTCATTTGACTTGGGGTTGCGTTTTGACCTTCTTCAAAAATCAATATTGAATTATCAATATTCATACCTCTCATAAATGCCAAGGCGAAAACCTCAACAATTTCAAGTTCTTTTAACTTTTCTCTATTTTCTTTACCAATAATTTTATTCAAAAGATAGTATGATGGAAAGATGTAAGGGTCTAATTTTTCTTCAACGTTACCTGGTAAACTACCTAACTTTTCTTCAGCTTCAACCGCAGGTCTGACAATTATTATTTTTTCGTATGGTGTTGTTGGGTCTGATAATAAATCAATCGCCGCTTTCATGGTAATATAACTTTTACCCACACCTGCAGGTCCTGAACATATTGTAACCTCACTTGAAATTAAAGTGTCGTAATATTTTTTTTGAGTTTGAGTTAAAAACTTTTCTTTTGTTTTCTTTTTAAGAATAGAACAAATAACTTCTTTTCTTGTTTTATGATTTCCCTCTTCAATTGATGGGGTTGGAACTGGTGATTTTTTTGGTCTTGTACTACCCATTTATTTGTTATTTTTATCTTTATGGTTTTTCAACCTGTGCTTTTATCCATCTATATGTCTTTTTAAGACCGATTGATAAAGGTTGGTTTACTTCCCAACCTATTTTTTGTTTAAATAATTTGTTATCAGAATTTCTACCTTTAACACCTAAAGGACATTTGAATCCGTATTTTTCAATGAATTCTTGACCTTCAATATTTTTTATAATTAAATCTTTTTCAGAGATTGCAATTGCCATGGACGCTAATTGGTTAATAGTGACCATCTCTTCAGACCCAATATTAACAGGACCTATAAAATCAGAATCCATCAACCTTTGAACCGCCTCAAGACATTCATCAATATATAAGAATGAACGTGTTTGTTTACCATCACCCCAAACTTCAATTACGTCCCCATCTTTAGATTCTGCAGCTTTCCTACACATAGCTGCCGGTGATTTTTCTTTACCACCTTTCCATGTACCCATAGGTCCAAATATGTTATGGAATCTTGCAATTCTAACATTCAACCCATAGTTTCTATGAAATGATAAAAATAGTCTTTCAGAGAACAATTTTTCCCAACCATATTCTGAATCAGGATTTGCGGGATATGCCGAAGATTCTTCACAATTTGGGTTATTAGGGTCTAATTGATTGTGTTCAGGATACATACATGCTGATGACGAATAAAATACTTTTTTAACACCATATTTAACACATTCTTTGGCAACATTTAAGTTAATCATTGCTGAGTTGTGCATAACATCCGCATCGTGTTCTCCTGTGAAAATATAACCAGCTCCACCCATATCCGCGGCAAGTTGGTATACTTCATCAAACGGTATCAACTCAGAATAAGGTTGTTTAAGGTATGAAAATGGTGATATTACGTTTTTCCTAAAATCATCACTATATTGTTCTAACCTTATAACCGCCTCTACATTTTTTGGGTCTGTTAAATCGTAAGTTAAAAACTCATCACACATCTCTTGTTTTGTGAAATATTCGTGATTTTTAATATCAACGACTCTTACCCAATTTCCCTCATCTTTTAATTTTTTTGCTAAGTGACCTCCAATAAAACCGCCACCACCTAATACTAATATTTTTTTCATATTTAATATTTTACGTAATCTTTTTGTTCTCTTATTTCTGAGTTGGTTAACTCGTTTATTTTATTTTTGTGTGAAAATCTAATATCATTAGTGATATATACTTTTCTTGCTAAATCAACAAAATCACTATCAAAAGATTTATTTTTTTCTTTAATTCTCAATTCATCTTCAATTTTCCATAAAGTAGTATTAGTGTCAACTAACTCATGGTAGATGTTAGATATCTGTTCATTATCCAAATATGCCGATGAAAAATTATATAATAATTCAAATTCTTTATTGATAAATTCCAATTTATTTTGGTCTAAAATCATAGTTTGTTTTACGTGAAGAATAGATAATTTATCTATCAATTCTCCAACACTAATAGGGATTGTAATCATGTTATTTTAATTTTTTATTTACGTAGAAAACATCAGTACCCCAAGTTGTATTTAAATTTCCATGGACAAAATCAAAATTTTCTTTTAAGAAAAAATCAATGTCTTTAAACAATGCTTGGTTTTTATACATTGGAGTCATTTCAGTTTCTGTACAAATAATAGATACATTTTTTAAAATGTCACCAATACTTTTCAAAGCGATTAGTTCTGCGCCTTGTAAGTCCATCCAAATAATATCAACTTTATCAATATTACGTTCTTTTAATATTGTATCAATTCTTACACAATCAACTTCAATCTCATCTTGAACATATTTTTCAAACGGATAGTTATCATTTGCAATAAACAAAGAAGATGCACCTGGGTTACCATCTTCCCAAGTAGTTTTTGTCTTTAATGGGTTTATTGGATAGAACTTACAAGTTCCATCGTATTCATTAACCGCTTTATCAATTAACTCAATATTAGGGTAATTTTTAGATTTTTCTCTACATATTGGTAATGTTTGGGGATTACACTCAAAAGAGATTACTTTTGAATTTGGATAGTTTTCTGAAAGAAAAATACTTTCAGTTAAATCTCTGGCACCAATATCTAATATGACATTTACGTCAGACTTAAGATATTGATTTGTAATTTCCAATAATTTGAAAATGTGTGGTTCTGGATTATTATTCATTTTTATAGGATTAAATTATTAAAACTTACATACTCTCTATTTTTGTAATCTGATAAGTGACCACCGTTTGGTCCATTACCATATTTTGGTAAAGTATAAAGTTCTTTGATATCATTTATATTTTTTAAATTGTCTGTAATTAAATCATTTGAAACAAAAAACGCATTAACTCCCTGTGTTTCAGTACTAACTAATGAATATCCAAATTTATTTAATAATTTTGTATAACTTAATAATGATGCTCCAAAATAATTTGTCCCATCCCATCCACCATTTTCATCATAGATTATAACTTTATCTTCATCATATGAATGTGTTGCATTATATTCAACAATAATTAAATCAGAATTATATTGTTTAAGAATTTCGTTTAAAACGTAAAAATCATTATAATCAATATCAATTGATATTAAATTTAATTTTGATGGTATATAATATGATTTTAATAAATCTATAACGTTATCTTTAGTAACAAAATGATTATATAATTTAATACTTTTGTTTTCGTTTTTACCGTCAATTAAAATTCCACTCCAACCAAAATGTTCTCTTAAGTTTCTTGTATTACATTCAGTACCATCCTCAACACCAATTTCTAAATAAATTTTATTTTTTGGGTCGTCATAAATTAAATTTATTAGATATTCAATAATACCATCTTCACCATTTTGTGAGTATTTTTTTAATTCAAATTTTTTTAAAGACATATATATTATTTTTAATTATAAGTGTGAAATGACATCAAATCGTTATCTCTACCGTAAACTTCTATCATGACTTTAATTCTTTCGTCATTCCAAAATTTTGGGTCCCAATTACCTCTTCCGAACCCCCAACTACTGATTTCTTTAATTTCATACTCGTCAGGATGATGTTGATGAATAAAGTTTCCATATAATTCGTATTCGGACAAATGAGAGTTTTCATTTATGTTTTTATACATGAATTCTAAAATATCTTCCTTAATATTCAAGTTATTCATTGAAAAAAGTTCTTTTACATAGTGACGATTAAACATCATAATTTCAGAAATGAACGTTTTATCAAAGACTTTTTTCACATTCAATTTTTTTGCAAAATTAAAATAAGGTTTATAATTTTGTTCATTTTTGTTTATGTAAAATTTGGCATTACCATTTGCAATAGGAGTGAACTTTCTTGTGATTACGGTATCTGCATCAATTACAAAATACCAATCTCTGGTAACTCCTTGTAATAACTTTAACAATTGTTGGTAAATCCAATTTGGTCTATATTTTAATTTATCTAATTGAATATTTAAAATATCTTTTTCATTGTGAAAAATGACTATTTCATCGTCTAAATTGTAATCAATATTGGTAATAACATGTATTTTATCAAATCCCTCGACATAGGTTTTAATACTTTGAATTACCCTTGGTAATTTTGGAAAATCTTTTTCATGACATACAATTAAAACGTCAAAATTTTCAATCATAAGTTAATTTTTGTAAAATAATTTATCACCATATAATTGTTTAACATCTTCAAATCCGTTAGAAGTTAATAAAGTTTCAAGCTCGTTTAATGACGAACCAGCTTTTTCGGTGTGATTTGAATCCCATTCAATAAAAATATAAACATCATTACAATTTTTTAAGAAATTTTCCATACCTTCTAAAACCTCTTTTTCAAATCCTTGAACGTCAATTTTAATAAAGCCAACATCTAACCCTTTATTTTCACTTAACCATTTATCAAATGTTTCACAAACAACAACTTCTTCAATATAATCCTTTCGTTTCATATTACTAACCGCGACACTTTGGTTAAATGACGTGTTGTCGGAGCAAAACGGAATATAAATTGTTCTATTTTCATTAACGTTGGACAAAGCTTTTGGTACAACAGTTAAAGTTTCACAACCATTTTCTTTTTTATTTAATTCTAATAAATCCACATTCATTTTAATCGGTTCAAAAGAAAATACTTTAAAACCATCTTTTGCGACAGGTATCGAAAATAGTCCACAATTACCACCAACATCAATAATGGTTCTTTCTTTGGATAGTTTGTTCACTAAACTTAAAGTAGCTCTGTATTCATCCATTATGTTAATTGGTTTATCATGAGGTATCCCATATTGAGTTGTAAAATAATCAAAATTGTTAATTGTGTAATTGATTTGTTCAATTTTAAAAAGGTATTTTTTAATTTTTGTTGATATAGTAGTTTCCATAATATTATTTATTAAAGTATTTGTCGTAATCAAAATCTGATAATTTATTTACAAAGTAATGTCTACCAACAACTTCTTGAAATACGTTTTGGTCTTTTACTTTATTATCAATATCACTAACACTAACGATTTGATTTGCCATTCCCGGTGTAAATGAAAAACAATTTAATTGCTGTTGAATTAAAATATATAAATGGTCTATCGCGTAAGAGTTGTGTGAATTTTCTTTTATTAAATTTATAATCTTATCTTTTGATTTTGGATTAACCAAATATGAATGAGTACAAAAAGAACCGTATACTCTATGAATGTATTTTATATCTGTAAATTCAAAATCACCACTTTCATGCCATCTACTTTTATCATTATTCAAATGATAAAAAGATGATAGAAAAAAGATATCCCAATCAAGATTAAAATTGTTTTCAATGTATGAAAATCTTTCAAAAAAATCTTCACACAAAATTACATCATCTTCAAAAATTCCTAATAGTTTATCACTATTATGGTTTTTAATTAGTTCATAATGTGATAATGCACAACCAACATTTCCTGGTTTTGTTCCTGGTAAAAAAGGTAAATTTTCAACATTATCTTTTTCACTTAAGGCATTAAAAAATTCAAAAGGTATATTAAAACTATTAAGGTGAGAAGTAACCCAATCTCTTCTATCAGTTCTTGAAGGGAGACTAATACATTTAAATTGAATATTATTAAACTCTATTTTATTTAAACTATCCATTATTGTTGAGGTATTCTTTTCCAGTTTATCGGTAATAGAGTACTTCTATCAAAGTGACGATATGAATGACCAAACCAATCTTCTTCTCTTGGACAACAAACTATTTTATTTTCATTTTTACCTAAAAATGATGACCACCATGAAAAAGTACTATTTGCAATAATAAAATGGTCACAAAGTGATTGACAAATAAAATCAGTAATAAAGTCATCACTATAGTCAAAATAAACAACATTGACACCATATTTTTCAAACTTACCTTCAATAAATTCTTTTGTGTCTGTGTTATCTGTAAAAACTAAAATCTCGTCAATTTTAGTTTCATTTAATATTGTTG